CAGTGGCTCTGGTATCGTCTACATACAAAAAATGCCGGTGCTTCCAAGTGGGATTGGACAAAATGGAAAGAAATAGATGTAGGAAAATCAGCAACAAAAAAAACAGTAGCACTTGATGCAAAAAATTATTATCCTGTCTCATCAAAATTATTAAATGCAATAGAGTTTAAGGTAAAGGGCAAAACAAAAAGTGATAAAAAGCATACCTATACAGCTGCACATTCCACAAAGACATTTACTATTTATGCACCAAATGCCCCTTCCGTTTCTTATTCTCTTGATGATACTGGCGCAAATAAAGGTACATTTACTTGGAATACCTCATACGAGGCAAATGATGCAAGGCATTTTGCAAGGACGCAGGTACAGACCGCATTAATGACAAACTATAAGGGCGCCATTGCAAACGCTCGCTTTACCAATGCATCCTATACGGGAGCGTCTGGCACATGGGCGATAACAGAGGATGGTTCCCCGACACAAAACAAGACATTTTGCCGTATTGTAAGGGCAAAATCGAGAGGGTGTGCCGGAGATTCCGGTTGGAGCTATGCATACCATTATTACAGCATCCCAGAGCGTCCAAATATACAGAGTACAGGGAGCAAAGAGATAGGCTCCTCTAGCCGCTATGTATGGGCAAACTGGGTGCAGGCATCGCCGCGGGACCGCCCTGTGGATTCTATGGAGTTACAATATGCCATAGACACGCCGGAAAGCGGAGAAAGATATACTGGCACATCATGGAGTACCGGAGTAACTGTTGCGTACCATGATTATACGGTGTCAGCAGATTTTAACACAGACGATGGCATAGCGGAAGACCAGATTATGTGGACAAGAGTGCAAAGCATACATGATAAAAAATATGCGTATTCTGAGCCACGAGTAGCGGCGCGAGGGGCTTTAAAATCCCCGTCATTTGATACGGTATCGGCAACAGGAACAACACTTATCATCAATAACGTTGAGCGAAATACAGAGGTTCCTGACGCCAAAACAGCAATCTGGATGAAAATAGACAACGAGGAAAAAGGCGTTATCGCGATCACTGACAAGGAGGGCACAATCACAGTTACGTGTCCGGACGTTTCCGGCGGCACTGAATACCAGATTGCCCTCAAGAATTTTACCGGAACTTCCACACCTCAGAGCGGAGCGTCTGGCACCACCTACAAACTCAGTCCCCTCATGCAGTCCGGGTGGGTTTACTCAGAAACAAGAAAAATCGCAGTCCCACCGAAAAATATAACTGCAATGGCGGTGGCATCTGATACCGTAGAATTAACTTGGGATTGGTCGTGGAAAAATGCAGATGCAGCTACCATATCATGGGCGGATCATGAGGACGCATGGATTAGTACGGATGCCCCAACTACTTATGATGTAGAGGACAGGGAGACCACGTGGCATATCGGCTCTCTTGAATCGGCAAAAACATATTATTTCCGCGTAAGATTGCGGGACACCTCTGGGGACGAGGAAGTGTTATCTCCTTGGTCTGATACGGTTTCCGTATCTCTGAGCGAGACACCAACGACTCCTACGCTTGCAACGACAGAAAATTATCTTGCCATGGACGACACAGTTATTTGCAGTGTCGGCTACACCGGAAACAGCAAAGCGAGCATAAAAATAGCAGAAGCGATTAACGATGAACCGGTTAAAGGAAAAGATGGAAACGTTGTTGTCTTAATGATGTCTTCCGGCATGGAAACATTATCAGAAACGATTGAAAACATTAACAAAATCTATGCTGCAAATAGTCTTTCGGGCAACCTGTGGAATGTAGGAGAAACCCATTATTTAAAAGCAATGGTTACAGCACAAGGAGGAAAGGAAGGAGCGTGGTCAGATTCCGTAGCTGTCGAAATCGTTGCAAAACCTGTGATAGACAGCGTTACAACAAATCTTGTTTCGGAATCAACTGCATATAATTCTGGCGATGTTACCACGGAAACGAGCGACCAGACAGTACCAGAATCATCGGAAGGTACAACAAATTATTTAGAGCAGCTACCATTAACAATAGTCCCTTCCTTCGGGGATTCTGCTGGCACAGCAAAAGTAACGATTGTCAGGGACGAGGATTATTATATTCTGCGCCCGGACGGATTAAAGGAACAACATTTTGCCAATGAAATTATTGCTAGTTTTACTGGCAACGAAACAGACAGCTACGCTATTGGCTTAAGCGACCTGATCGGGCAGATGGATGACGGTGCAAGGTACAGCATACAGATTGCATTTACAGATATTTATGACCATGTGGCAGAAAAAAAGATACCGTTTGTTGTACGGTGGAAACATCAGCCGGAAGTACCAACGGCCACTGTAAATACGATTGCAGACAACAAAACAGCGAGTATTGTCGTTGCTAAACCAACTACATATGCTGATGGGGATACATTTGACCTATACCGGATGAGTGTAGACAGAGCGGAATTGATTCTGGAAAATGGGGTTTATGGCCAGAAATATGTTGACCCGTACCCGGCGTTAAATGAGTACGGCGGCATACTGGTTGTAAATAAAACCGCCAACGGTGACTATATAACGTCAGATAGTTCGTTTGCATGGTTATATAGCGATTTTTCCATCGAATATAAAAAGGCAATCATTGATTTTGACGGTGAATCTATCGAAATCCAGTATAACATTGACTGTGATAATTCGTGGGATAAAGATTTTGAGAGGACAGTATACCTTGGGGGCTCTGTGCAAGGCGATTGGAACCCTGCGATCACTCGCGATTTAAAAATTGATGCAGTAAGTATCTCACTGACAGAACCAACGATGATTGAGCAGATGAGACGGCTCGCAACGTATCCCGGAATATGCCACGTTAGGACACCAGATGGTTCGTCTTTTTCCTGCGATATACAGGTATCAGAGAAAAAAGACCACGACAATAAAATGCGGACAGATTTCTCACTAACGATTAAAAAAGTGGACTCGGAAGAACTGGATGCCGTAACCGAAGAGCAGTGGAGCGCAGAGCATCCTATCGAGGTGATGTGATGGATTGGAGCAAAGGATTTTCAGCAAGATATATTTTGACGACAGTTGACCCCAAGACGTGGACAGACCAGCAAGAATTTGAATTTACTGAGGGCAGTATTGACCGGGATAGTACGTCAGATTTAAGGGAATCTGCTTCCGTCACAATGACGGAAAAAATAACAGACAATGAGTGGTGGGTCCGCATTTACCTACAAGCCAGACAGGGAGGGTCGGGAGCAAAAGTAGCGCTATTTACTGGCCTGACCGCCTTCCCAGAAAGAAAGCTTGATGGTGTGAGAGAAACTTACAATATTGACTGTTATTCCGTTCTCAAGCCGGCAGATGATGTAATCCTGCCGCGTGGCTATTATGCACCAGCCGGTAGCGGAGCAAAACAGATTAAAAATCTGTTTAATGATTGCATCCCTGCTCCCGTGTATGTCGAGGGAACATCACCGATAACTACAGATAACATCGTTGCGGAAGATGGGGAAACAAGGCTCACAATGGCACTGCATATTTTAGATGCTATTGGTTGGCGGATACGAATACTTGGCGATGGAAGCATTGTTATCTGCGCAAATGATAATAATAGCAGTCTTACAGTGGGGATTAACGCAAACGACATCATAGAGTGCGATGTAACAGACACATTTAATTGGTACGACACACCGAACTGTTTTATGGCAATACATGACGATTACGGCGCAGCCATCGCGCGGGACGACAGCCCGGACAGTTATTTATCAACCATCAGCCGGGGCAGGGAAGTGTGGAAATCGGAAACAGGCGTTGAATTATCTTCCGGGGAAAACATAGCGGCTTATGCCGTTAGAAAACTAAAAGAATTGCAGAATCCTGCCAGAACGATACAGTATAGCCGGCGATTTTTCGAGGACGTTCTTTTAGGCGATGTGGTCTTTCTAAATTATCCGAGACATGGCCTTACTGGAAAATTCAGAATAATATCACAAACCTTGTCGCTTGAACACGGATGCCGGACAAAGGAAGAGGTAGAGAGCATTGAATGATTTCATAAAAGAGATTGCCTCGGCAATGAAAGAAAGCAAAACAAAGCCTTACGACACGGTTGCAAAAGTCCTTCGCGTTGACGAAAAAACGGCATATGTCCACATTGACGGTGGAGCAGATGAAACCCCCGCACAGATGGCGATTAATTGTAAGACAGGTGACACAGTAAAAATCCGTGTCAGCGGCGGAAAAGCATGGTTAACAGGAAACATTACAGCACCACCTACGGATGACTCTGTTGCAATTAAAGCGAATAAGACAGCTACTAAGGTAAAGAAATCCTACGAGAACTTTAAAGATGTTACCGAGGAAAACTTTAGCAGTCAGGAAGACAAGATATCAGAGGCTGCTAAAGTTGCAACTAACTTTATGAAATATATCGAAGGACTTGGATTAGTTGTCGGTGATATGCGAGGCAATGAACTTGGACAGAACGCGTTACTTGACGCAAATGGAATGTGTGTGCGCAACAATAACAGCGAAATTGTACGATTTGGAATTACAGATATTAAGGTAGTGAATGAAGATGGAGACCCTGTTTATAGTGGTACTGGTTCTGTTGTAAAGTCACGAAACAACATTGTTGTTTCGACACAGCAAACAAAAGATGCGAGTAATACTAATGCCGGTGGTAAGGCTGCACTTGAATTATATTATGATAGTGCAAAAGATAATATGGGTCTCTCGTTATCTGTAAAAAGTGGAACGTCCTATACTGATTTGTACGAAAGCATTGGAAATGGGATATATGCTGATAACTCTAATACAAAGATTGTGTCTTCAGACGTAATAAAGTTGGATGCAGGGAGAATATATTTATCCACCTATTTAGGGACTTGGAGACCATATTTTTGCGCTGGCGATTCGATCAGTGCAACTTTTGGTACTGCTGGATATATTACGAGTTCCGGCAAGGATGTCATTTTTATAATTCCATTATCAAAACCAATAATTGGGAACCCAACGGTAACAGTAACAAGTGTGGAAGGGCTTATGGTCCGACAAAATAATAAGTATTTGTATGGTGGCTCATCAACAAAATATGTCAAACCTAGCAAATATACTGTACACTCAACGCTTAGTGGAGGCTGCATCCATGTATTTGCAACAATGCCAAATACTACAGATGTTACAAACAATAGTCCTTGCGGCATCTGGGCTAATATTAAGATAACATTCTCATAGGAGGAATAATAAAATTGGCTTTAAAAAAAGAAATCCGTCAAAGTGATGGCGTGGTTACTAATTATCACAGAATCTTATATATTCAGTCTACAATCAACAGTCATGAGTCAATAGCTGTAGTGTCTTATGTAGATGAAATTGGTAGAGCTATGGAAAACAACGGCGACAGACCGTATAGAACCGCTGTTACATATGAGAAAGAGTATGAAGAGAATATGACTATTGAAGATGCTTATAAGTATCTCAAAACACTTTCGGAATACGAAGACGCAGAGGATATCTGATACAATTTATGCATAAGGAGGCGAGAGCATGATAGCTAGTGGAACAATAATTATTGATGGACAGACATACCGCAAAGGAGATGTTATACACGATTTAGGCGGTTGGGATTGCATAGATACGGACGGAAGTAAGCGATATTACTGGGGGAAGTCTTCTGAAGTAGATAAATTGCCTCATTATGTTGCAAGTGGTTCGACGGCGTTATGTGTAGACACAGGGGAATTATATGGCTTTTATGCCCCTGATAGCAAGTGGTTTTTACTTTAGGGAGGTGTAGGACATGAGAAAAAGTGGTTTAACGGGAGATGAGGCGTATATACTCTCAAAACATGGGGGAACAACAGGAGATCTTGGTCCGCTAAAGAAAGAAATTAGTTTGATAAAGGAAGATACTACTGCACTGCAGAAGCGCCAGAATGTGCTTGTTGGCAGCGAGACAGGCAACCCGGTAAGCTGTGATGACGCCTTTGCCGCACCGCTGTGTGGCCTGACTGTATACGGCAAGAGCACGCAGGACGGAACACCCAGCCCGGACAACCCTGTGCCTATCGTGAGCGCTGGTGACAGCGGGAGCGTGACGGTGAAAGCGACAGGGAAGAATCTGCTGAATATTCCTGACGGGTCAGCGACCGCTAGAGATGTAACGGTTACTGCAAAAGATGGGTTAATATCGATTTCAGGAACGGCGACTAGTTCTGGCTACGTCAAGTTAGACATCCCACCATTTATTGCATCCGGTGTGGTGATTTTATCATCTAGCATCACATCTCCAAAAGTGAAACTTGTATCAGAAACATGGAGCGTTATTCTTTCTTTAGGTGATGCCGATAAAATGTCTGATATGGCAACCAGAATAGTTTTCGTCGTCACTCAAGGACAAACATACAATCTCACTGGCGTAAAAGTTCAGCTTGAACTTGGCACAACCGCCACCGCCTACTCCCCCTACCGTGAACAGCTCCTCACCCTGCCCACTCCCAACGGCTTGCCCGGCATCCCTGTCGCCTCTGGCGGCAACTACACTGACCAAAACGGCCAGCAATGGATTTGCGACGAGGTAGACTTGGAGAGAGGGGTGAAGGTGCAGAGGGTAAAGAGTGTCGACATATCCTCGCTGGACAAATCTTTTTGGGTATTTCGTAATGACATTGACGCTAATGTATCTGCGACGAGATATTCAAACAAAGCGGTCATAATAGATTTCAGAGCTAGCGCACCTGCTATGAGTAACATACTCCCAGCGGGCGTAGGCAATGATGTAAATACATTTAGGCTTGTGGCTACTCCCCTATATTTATGTCAATTCAATCTGGACTCTTCTAAATTTCCTACCGTTGAATCATGGGTTGAATACTTGGAAGCTAATACTGTGCTCATTATATATGCTCCCGCCACTCCCATCGAAACTCCGCTCACCCCTGCCGAAATTGCCGCCTACAAAGCCATCACCGCTTATGCACCCGACACCGTGGTGCAAGCGAGTGACGGCGCAGGCATCAAGCTGGACTACCAGCGGGACGTAAATCTCGTCGTCAAAAATCTTGAGGACGCCATTGCGTCCATGACTACCACTTAAAGGAGGTATACATTATGGCTATCAAAAGTAAAGCACGACACGACCTGACATTGCGCAGCATCAAGCGCGAAATTACTGCAGGCAGAGATGTGGCCTATTGGCTTGACAAGGCTTACAGTCATCTGGACAATGGATTGCTGACTGAAGAGGACATTGCCGAGGTGGAAGCCTTGGCACAGGCGTATTATGATGCGCTGGATGCCGAGGATAGCAAAGAAGAGGCCACAGATGATACAGAGACAGTCAGCTAAAGAGGGCTTTAATTAATTTATAAAAACAAAAGAAAAATAATTTTTAAGGAGGAATGGAGATGGTAGATATTATGTTGCCCTTATTAACTTGTATTTTTGTAGTTTTTGACTTAGCTAGTGGCGGAGTAGCCGCCTGCGCTAACCACAAGTGGAAATCCTCAGAAATGAGGAAAGGATTGTATCATAAATTTGGCTCTATTATGCTCGTGGTACTTGCGTATCTTATCGACTACGCTCAGAAATATGTAGACTTGGGCTTTCAGGTACCTATTGCCGCAGGCGTGTGCGTCTACATCATTCTGATGGAACTTGGCTCTATTGTGGAAAATATCGGTAAAATCAATCCAGATTTATTGCCGGACAAGGTTAGAGCGATTTTGGGACTGGACAAAACGAAATAAATTTACGTAATTTTTGCGTGTTTGAGGTGATACAGTGAACAGAAGTTTGATAAAAAAACTCTGGAAATTAGGCGATAAACAATTTATTGATTACGCCTTGTCATGCGCCCGCTTAACTTTACGGGAGCGCGAAACTGTACAGTACTTGCTTTTTGACGGATTAACGCAGGAGCAAGCCGCCGAGAAAATGGATATAAGCACGAGAGGATTACAAGGGCTGTGGAGTTGCGCCGTGGAAAAAATTTTGTTAGTTCCCGGCGCGATCCCGTACATAAACAGTCTTTAAAAAACTAAAGATGATTTAAAAATTGCGCAGAAATAAGCACACTGTCTTCGTGGCGGTGTGCTTATTTTTTTGCGATAATAAAACCATAAGGAGGGCGGAGAGATGTATCAATATTGGAATCCTAACCCCGCGGCGGCAAAAGTGGGGGATTGTACCGTTCGCGCTATCTCAAAAGCTATGGGTCAGACGTGGGAAGAAACATATATACAGCTTGCGCTGTACGGTTTGATACTGTCAGATATGCCCTCGGCTAACGCAGTGTGGGGTGCATATCTCAAAGATAAGGGGTTTAGCCGCTACATAATCCCCGATGAGTACATGACTTGCACTGTATCAGAATTTGCAAACAACCACCCAGAAGGGGTTTATATTTTAGCACTGTCAGGGCACGTTATAGCGGTAATTGACGGCAATTACTACGATACGTGGGACAGTGGAGCAATGACACCTATCTACTACTGGAAGGAAGGAGGGAAATAAATGTTCGGTTATCCACAATATCCACAACAGTATCCACAGTATCCGCAATATCCACAACCGGATTATCTTGACCAGCTCAACCGACTAAAACAACAGCAGGCACCGCCTCAACAAATGCAACAGCAATCCAATCCCGATGAACGAATTTGGGTACAAGGACAGGGTGCGGCGGAGGCATATTTAGTGGCACCAAATTCTTTTGTTCGCCTGTGGGACAGTCAGGCACCAATTTTTTACGAAAAAAGAGCAGACCAGACGGGCAGACCGTTTTTAGAGGTGTTTGAATATAAGCGTAAGGGCTCAAATTCGCCCACAGCGGAGCTTTCACAATCTAGCCAACCAATCAACTATGAGGAACGCTTAAACGCCTTAGAAAGGCAAATGGAGACGTTAAAAAGGAGGGTATTGAATGAATCTCAATCCAATGCAGATGATACAGCAGTTTCAACAGTTCAGGCAGCAGTTTCAAGGGGACCCGAAGCAGGAAGTACAGAATCTGCTAAATAGCGGGCAGATGAGCCAGCAACAGTATAACCAGTTGCAGGGTATGGCGACACAGTTTCAAAACCTTTTAAAAGGTTTTAAATAAATAAAAAGGAGTGATTTCATGGGATTAACAACAGACGGAATGAGCCCGGCAGATTTGGCGGCAGTCACAGGCAACAATAACGGCGCATTTGGCGAGGGTAACGGTGCTTGGTGGATTATCATTCTTTTTCTTTTCATCTTCTGTGGATGGGGAAACGGAAATGGATGGAATAACGGCGGCGGAGGCGCGGTAGATAACTATGTATTAGCTTCTGATTTTGCAACCTTACAGCGCCAGATTGATAGCGGTATTTCCTCCCTTGAGCGCAAGGGTGATGCCATCAACAGCGGTATTTGTGACGGATTTTATGCGATGAATACCTCTCTGCTCAACGGATTTGCAGGAACAAATAGCACGATTCAGCAGAACGGCTACGATACACGAAACGCAATCCAGCAGGGACAGATTGCAGACATGCAGAGTTTTAATGCTTTACAGGCACAGTTAGCACAGTGCTGTTGTGATAACAAACAGGCTATCGCAGGCGTTAACTACAATATGGCGATGAATACCAATGCGATCCAGCAGGAAGTTACAAACGGCTTCTGCCAGACAAACTTTAACAACGCAAACAACACAAGAGACATCATTGACAACCAGAATAACAACGCTAGAGCTATTCTCGATGCCCTCACAGCGCAGAGAATCGAAGCTAAGGACGCTAAGATTGCCGAGCAGAATCAGCAGTTATTTGCGGCACAGTTAGCGGCTTCTCAGGCGTCACAGAACGAAACCTTAAAGGCATACATGCAGGGTCAGTTTACTTATTACAACCCTAGACCAGTGCCAGCTTTTCCGGTTTCCGCACCATATCAGTACGGTAATTGCGGATGCAATACTGGTTGCGGATGCTAAAATTTTATAATTAGCAGCTTCCTGCACGACAGGATTGTTCGGCTTGTGCCGATGATGCTTATAGCGGCGGGGCAATCGTTCCGCCGTTTATTATTAAAAAAGGAGTGATAACGTGGCAGAATTTACCAATAGTAATATTGTAACCGTAGCAGCGGGGCAGAATTTACCGCTCACAGAGACAGCCGTAAAGTGCGGTAGCTGTATCGCACACCGGGAGGGGGCAGGAATTGTGACCCTTAGAGGTCTTACAAACCAGTGCAGGGCGCGTTATAAGGTCAGCTTTGGGGCTAATATCGCCATACCTGCCGGTGGAACTGTGGCACCTATTTCTATTGCCCTGGCAATCGCCGGAGAACCATTAAATAGTGCGACAGCAATCGTAACACCTGCGGCGGCAGACGAATATTTTAATGTATTTACGGCGGCATTTATTGACGTTCCGCGCGGGTGTTGCATAACGATCGCAGTCGAAAATACATCTACGCAGGCAATTAATATAGCCAATAGCAATTTAATCGCCGAGAGAGTAGCGTAAAGGAGGGCGAAAAATGGAATCATTACACAAATTAAAAAAGATGATGTGCAGAGAGCTGGACGAGATTTCGAACAAAGGCGATATGAGCGCCGGGGATTTAGAAGCAGTCCACAAACTGACAGACACAATTAAAAATATTGACAAAATCATGTATCTGGAAGGTGGCAACGAATACAGCCGTGGCGGCGACTGGAACACGTCAGGAAGATACAGTCGCGGGCGTTATCCTGACATGGATTACGACGACTATAGCAACGCTCGTAGAGGTCAGCACTATGTGAGGGGGCATTACTCTTACAACGATGCAAAAATGCAGGTAAAAGAAACTATCAAAGACATGATGCACGACAGTAATCTGTCTAGTACAGATCAGGCAGCACTAGGCAGAGCATTAGCAGAATTAGACCGATAAGAGAAAGGAGTGCCGCAATGATTAATATGGACGAAATTAATGCCGAAATTGCGGCATTAGAGGCAGGAAAAACAACCTACGCCACTTGCGAACGGCTTTCGATTTTATACAATGTACGCAATAATTTAATGAGCAATCAACAACCGAACCAACTATCTTCCAACACATCATACTACTCTTACAGTTCCGAGCCGGATTCTGAATTTAAAGAAATCGCCCGAAACGCAGACTTTGAGCACTTATTACGCGTGCTTGACGAACACATGAAAGCCATCGAAGCAATGTATCCGCGAGAATATCGGTCAGTTTTGCGAAAAATAAAAGAGGGCGCTTGAAACGTCCTCTTTCTTCTTGTATAATATAATTACTTCTCCTTTATTTCTATCATATTTTGTTATACGGTAACTGACCTTAACCTGGTGGTTACGGCTAGTTACTGTATAACAAAAACTAAAAAAATATAATATCCTCCACGTAAGTGTCGGGGGATATTTTTATTTCTTTTACAATACTTTTCCAAAACACCTGCTTGTCTTGTTCGCCTAACTGCATATACATATCTTTCCAACCGTCAGGAAATCTGCTTTGTATTTTTTTCTTAGTTTCTAGTTCTTCCGTTGCGGCGGTCTGGGATAGTTCTTTTAATTCCTTTGATATAGCCTCATATCTTTCGTCATAGTATTCTTCTGTTATCCTACCTTTTTCAAACATCTTGTTGATTCTTCCCAGCTCACTGGATAATTTTTTCTTTCTCTTTTCCGCATCGTTTCCGCCTGCCTTCACACGACCTTCTGCCCTTAATACATCTAACTGTATTTTTTCTTCGATGTGATCGAGCATATATGTTTCTAATTTCTTTTCTGATCGCGTGTAGGTCTTATGCTTTTGTGCGACAGAGTGGGGGCAGTGATATACTTTGTACTTTTTTCCTTTTTTGCCTATTGCACACCCGGAAAGCCTGCAACCGCAAAGCGGGCATTTCATCAGGCCGGAGAAAATATAAATACGCCTCTTGCAATCCGTCCAAGTTTTTTGGCTGGATACTTCGTTAATTTTTTGCGCTTGCTCCTCTGTGATGTACGGCTCACAGTAGTTTTTTACTCCATACATTTCACCGCGATAAGCTGGGCTAGACATAATCTTAACCAACCTCGTTCTGGTTCTTACAAAACCAGGGTATTTACTTAAAATATAGTCTGCGGTTCCTGCTTTCGAGAAAGTCTGGAAATAATGCTCAAACATATCCTCAATTATTCCTCGCGTCTTTTCATCTTTTACAATCTTTTTCCCTTCTATGCGATAACCTACCGGCACTTTTCCGCCAATATATTCCTTGTTGTTCCGTTTAAATTCCATAACAGACCGTATTTTTTCGCTGTCTCTGTCTGCCTCTGCCTGCGCTACGGACAGCATAATATTTACTTTAAATATTCCCTGACTTGTTTCTGTCTCATAATCCTCCCAGATAGCTCTCCAAGGCACTTTACACGCGTCAAGGACACTTTGTACCTCATAATACCCTGCAACGGCTCTAAACCACCTGTCAAGGCGTGTGAAGAGTATTATGTCAATCTTACATTGCTTGCAATCCTCAAGTAACTGCAAAAGAGCAGGGCGTTTTGTGTATTTTTTACGTGCAGATATGCCGGCATCGTTATAAATACCGGCAACCGTATAACCCTGCTCCTCGCAATATTTTTCAAGTGCATCTATCTGTGAATCAACGGACAATCCACTGTTCTTCTGCTCTTGCGTGCTTACTCGCACATATAAAGCGGCTCTTTTCATTTATTTCCCTTCCTGCCTTCGTACCTCCGGGGCGGGTGCTGCTGCCTACATACCGCTAAGCCTGTCTATTAGCTTTTTCCTGAGACTTTCGTATTTCTCGGTTATTTCTTCACTATTCGGAAAGTTAACCAAGCAAAAACAAGCGTTTTCAAATTCATTAACTAATGCTATGTTTTCGTATCTTTTTAATTCTATAGTTTTTTGTGGCAAATCGTCATAAAAAACTTTTAAATCGACACCTAGAGCACCTGCGATTTTTGATAAGGTCTCTACCTTTGGCTTCCTTTTCCCGACTTCGTACTGGCAAATCATGGCAGTTGAAACGCCTAGACATCTAGCAAGTGCCGCCTGTGAAACTCCCTTTTGTAGGCGCACAGTTTTGATTTTTTCTCCTATCGTTGACAAAGTTACATCTTCTAATGCTTTTTCTATTGCATTTCGGTACTGTTCTTGGTTAAAATCTTCGACACCTTCATATTCTGGACTTGGTACGGTATCAACGAAAGTGTAAAAGTACGGCTCACCGCTTTTTGTGTAATTATATCCAAGATTTAAAGCGGTAGCAAGTTTGGCTACTGTATCTTTCTTTGGATTTAATTTCCCGTATTCGTAGCGTTGAATGGTATATGCCGAAAGTCCACTTTTTTTACCAAGTTCTTCTTGTGTCAACCCCTGCCTTTTGCGCGCTTGTCTTAATCTATCTGAAAAACTCATAATTTTTTCACCTCTCTATATCTCCTCTCTTGATTTACTCACATTGTACACGATAGTGACTATTATGTCAAGAGAAAAATACACGAAAATATATTATTTTTTATATTCCACGATGTCGCACACCTGACAGTCCAATTTCTCGCACAAATACATAATTGTATCTATATTCACGTTTCTATCGTGCCGCAACTTGTTGACCAGTGCCGGGGAAAGATTAAAACTTTCCTTATCTAATAGGTTGGAACGCTTTAACCCTCTGCGTTCTAACGTGTCCCATAAATTACTATATGAGATACTACCTTTATATATGTTACTTCTTTTTCTTGCTCGTGTTTCCATTTCGAAACCTCCTTTAATCGTTATAAATATATAGTACATTATTTTGAAATAAATATCAAGAAAAAAATAATATATTTTCGTGTATTTTTCTCTTGACATAATAGTCACTATCGTGTATAATGTGAGTAAATCAAGAGAGGAGATACAAAGAAATGAAGAAATATAATTTATCAAAAATCATGAAAAGAGCGTGGGAGTTAGTTAAAAAGGCAGGTATTTGCATCTCCGAAGGATTAAAATTAGCATGGAAGGAAGCAAAGAACATGGAAGAAACAATGGAGGAAAAGCTTATCCGCCTTGGCTATAAGGTGTGGGAGAATGGCGACATGAAACGTATATATATTAATGACTTTCAGAAATATTTGGAAGTCGAAGAAACTAATACGCCAGCAGCAATGGGACGTGGAAGAATCATTAATGGCATCTGCACAGATGAATATAAAAGCTTTGCGCAGCGTCAAGCGTTAAACCTTATTGACTGGGGATTTGGAGCTAAATTGTATTACGACTGTAAAAAAGAAGACTGGTTTTGCAAGAATCCGGGAGGAAGTTTAATTAAAAAAATCCTCTGGACAGTTGCCGATAAATTAGAAGTTTTATAATAAATACCCGCCCGGCGGCGGAATCCGCCGGAGAAAGAAGGAAAATATGACAGCAGAAGAAAGAAACAAGTACATAGAGTTTATGTACGATTATAAAAATGAATATAACTGTGAAAATTGCCCGGAAAACAGAGGCGATTTTCCACATGACAGATTACCGTGCGGACAACAAAATTGCTGGGTAACCTGCCACTGTAAGGAGATGTAAATATTATTACCGCCCCGGAGGTTACGAGGGCAGAGGAGAGTAATATGCAAGAATTAAAATTTAATAAAAGAAGAAAATTGGACAGATTCTTAGCCACCTTGCCTGAGGACATGGTTTTTAAGTCAAATAATGAGTTCAGGATAAAAATGCCAAACGGATATATTAGTATTGGATATTATTACCATGATTATCATGCATTTGGAGGACATCGTAATTCTGAATATAATACTATACAAGAAAACATAGATGCAGTAAAAGAACTTATTGACAAATACGGGAAAGGAGAGTAGGATATAGATAAGGTTTTTAATAGCTCCATTTTGGGATGTAAATGTTAGCTTAGTTTTGTACCTTAAAAACATTAATAGTTCCATTCTGGAAGGCAAAGCACTTGTTTCGACAGGTGCTTTTTTATTATCTTGAGGAAAAAAGAAAAGAGAGAAGAATTGATTCTTCTCTCTTGTTGGTTGTCCTGTTAGTGGACTAATTATTTTAAATTAATAGTTATTTTCTTGTCTGTCCAGAACGAAGCACTATATTCTAAAATCACTTTCTTTGCATCTTTTGGTACTTCGTAGTATGCTGTAAAGCTTACGTTCTTTCCCGGAGACAAATTAGTGTTAACAAAATCACTGTCTCCTATGTACTGCTGTTCGCAAGCTGAATTATCTGCATAGCATTCGCAATCAGATACAGATACATACTTGTCACCTTTTTCTGCAATGTTTTCACAAGTAAAATCTACAGCTACATATTCGCATCCATCTTTTGGAGTAAAGTACTCTCCACCATCATATCCAAATTCAGCCTTTTTAGCAGTTACTTTTAAACCGTCATTCTCAAAAGATTCGCCAACCTTTACGCTGTCTTTCTCTTTTGTTTCTTCCTTTTTAGCAGTTTCTTTCTTAGCCGCTGTTGTTGCGGTGGTACTCTTTGAAGAATCAGTGGAAGAACTGTCATCGTCACCACCACCCATTGCCATTCCTAAAACAGCCAGAACGATGATAATGATAATTACCCATTTCAGCTTGCCGCCCTGTTTCTTCCGGCAATGAGGACACACTTTAGCTTTTGCGTCAATTTCTTCTTTGCAATACTTGCAAACTTTAGTTTTTTCCTTGCTCATATTTTCTGCTCCTTTTTTTATTATTATTATATTAATAATTTAGGTAAAATTATACAGGATATTGAATAAAATATCAAGGGATTTGCTGAAAATAATGTCCAAAATGAATAAATGAGATACGCGCATCATATAATGCAGTAAAGATTTGATAACGGGAGGGGTTGCATGGATTACAGAAAAGAAATTATTAAAATGCTTGATATGGCAGATGAGCGTTGTTTACGGCTCATCTACATACACATCAAGGCTTTACTGGGGCTGAAATAATCAGCCCTTTTTGTTTTCCTGCATTAACTCCACCATTTTCTGTAGAACTTCCCAGTCAGATTCATCTAACGCCGAAAGCATCGAAATAAATTTCTTTTTAAAAGAATCTTCCTCGCTTTTCAGTACATTACCGACAAAGTTTTCTATCTGTTCATCTCTTGTTAATTCGATAAACATTTCGCCGTTTCCAGTTCGTAGCCAATCCTCATTGACGTTAAATATGTTACAGATGTTATTTACAGCGGCATCACTAGGATTACTTTTCCCAACCTCGTAGCCGCCTATAGTGTTTCTAGGTACTTTTAATTTGTCAGCAAATTCCTGTTGAGTTAAGTCTAGCGTTTTCCTTAGTTTTTTTAATCGCTCTTTCATTTATTCACCCTCTTTCCGATATTAATTATATCGCATCGAAATGTAAAAAGCAATATAAAATTGTGGCATAAGAACAAAATGTTCAAAAAGAACAAAAACACACTTGACAAATGTTCTATAAGGGTATATAATTGTGGCATAAGAACAAAACACAAAACAATCACACAGGAGGGAAAACAAAATGAAGACGGTAAAAAACGTTATCAAAGGACACATGGCACACGATGAAGTAGAGGGGTTAATTATTATTAACCCTAATACAGAAGACATAGCAATATACGCCGGAAGCCTTGGAGGGTATATGGAACCTTGTGACACAATGAAGGATTTTAAAAGAGAAGTTGACAATATGAAAGTTGTAAAAAGTGCCATAAATTGTGGAAATCATTTATTTATAATTGTTGAATAGCCGAAACGGTCAGAAATGACCGTCTGCCGGGAATGACCGCCCGGTACTGATGATGGCAGGTCGAGAAAGAGAGGTGTTGAAAAATGTCAGAAAAAGAAAAACAGATTCTTGAAGCTATAACAAAAGCTATTCCTAATATGTCTGAATTTAATAAAGGCTACTTACTTGGTATGGGTGAAGCAATGGCAAGCAATAAGAAGCAGGAACGTGAAGAACAGAAAGAAGGCGACTAGATGAAAAATATTCAAATCTTCGAAAACAATGAGTTCGGTTCAATTCGGACTCAGATAATTAATGACGAACCGTACTTCTGCTTAGCGGATGTTTGCCACGCATTGGACCTTGAACAACCTAGCAGAGTCAAATCAAGGTTAAAACCCGATGGGGTTACTACTAGTATGGTCATCGACAGCGTGGGCAGGAGACAAAATGCAAACTTCGTGAACGAACTTAATCTTTACAAAGTAATCTTCCAGAGCCGCAAAGAAAGTGCAGAACGCTTTACTGACTGGGTAGCCGGAGAGGTTCTTCCGTCCATTAGAAAGACAGGTGGTTATCAAAAACCTGCAACAATAGCGGAGCAGATAGGCTTACTCGCCACAGGCTACGGAGACCACGAAGACCGCATAAAGAACCTTGAGAGCAACATGGTAATTGACTATGGACAACAGCAGACATTGCGACAGCACGTCAATAAAGCTGTTTTAAATGCATTAGGCGGCAAGAATACAGAAGCCTATGCATACATTAGCAAAGTTGTATTCGCAGAGTGTAACAGGGATTTACAAGACAGATTTAAAGTTAATAGTCGAAACAACATCCCTCGTAAACGATATGAGGAAGCTATTGACTATGTAGACAACTGGGAACCAAAAACAAACACAAAGTTGAGAATTGACGAATATAACCGTCAACAGAGATTTGAGGTGTAAATATGAACGCGTTAGGAGAAAAATTAAGAAGATTAAGAAAGGCGCAAGGGCTTACACAAGGAGAATTAGCCGAGAAAGTCGGCGTTGGTATTAATACAATAGTTAGATATGAAACCGGTAAAAATTCTCCAAAAGTGGAAATCTTGGAACTTATCACTAAGGAGCTGGGTGCGAAAATAGTTGTGGTACCCGAAAAGGAGTTAGGGGGTGAATAAAAAATGAATGAACCTCCGAGACCAGAGTATGTTGCTAGACTACTCTACACCCTTTTAGGACGACAACAAGGTGTAGAGTATGACAAAGTGTTTTACACTGATAAAGACGGCGTAGAACACGAGGTAAAAAAGGAAGAGCCCTACCATTAAGCTCTTACGATAAATCATACAAGTAAATCATACAAAAGACTTGGCAATTTGTCAAGATAGGAGGTAGACATGGCGTACATCGTTATTCAGGATTGGATGATATCAGATTTACAGTTAAAGGGGAATGAGCTCCTCACATATGCCCTTATTTACGGCTTTTCGCAGGATGGCGAATCAGAATTTAAGGGGTCATTGAAATATATTTCCGAATTTCTTGGCGTATCAAAAAGAACTGCACAAAGAAGCATTGAAAATCTTGTAGACCGAGGAATAGTTGAAAAGAGAGTAGAGGAGATTAGCGGCGTGAAATTTAACCGTTATATGGCTCATGAAAAAGCTGACACCCCTATAGACAAAATGACCACAGGGTATAGTCAAAATGACCACGGGGGTATAGTCAAAATGACCACAGGGTATAGTCAAAATGACCACGGGGGTATAGTCAAAATGACCACCAATAATACTAATATATATAATACTAATAATAATACTAGTAATAATACTAAAGATAAAGGCGCGCCCGCGAGATACTTTGACGACGAGGAACTAAATAATAAGTTCTTGGAATTTCTTTCCATGCGTAAGAAGATTAGAAAACCAGTCCGAACAGATAGAGCTTTGAAAGCATTACTCAAAAAGTTGCATGAATTATCTGGCGGTGATGTTGGACTGATGAAACAGATTATAGACCAGTCATTGGATAAAGAGTGGCTAGGGCTTTTCGAGCTGAAGACAGGTAACGACAACACGAAGAACATTAACGACCGACTGTACGGAGACATACAGCACTGGGCAGCACAGAAAGAACAGGAGGGAGGCGGAATGTATGACGATTTCGGAGTTTTCTAAAATCGTAGCCGCATTAAAAACCGTTTACACGGCTCCGGGATTTGTTCCCAACGAACAGGCGTTAGACATGTGGTACCGCCTGGTAGGCAAGAATAACGACTACCAGACAATAAGCGTGGCGGCACAGATGTACATGACGACCGGTAAGTTCCCACCAACACCGGCAGATATTTTAGAGTGTGCCAGTAAACTCAAGGCAGAAAGCAGCTACCTGAGCGAGCAGGAAGCGTGGGCAACAGTTACAAAGGCGTGCAGTAATGGGATTTACGGTTACAGAGAGGAGTTTGACAAACTGCCCCCTACGTTGCAAAAGGCAGTAGGAACGCCACAGACGCTCCATGACTGGGCGGTAGTAGATTCAGCGGACTTTCAGACGGTCATACAGTCAAACTTCCGCAGAAGCTACAGAGCGGCGTTAGAAGCACAAAAGGAGATAGACAAGTACCCAACGAAACTCCAAGAAATGATAAGAGCGGCGGGAGCGATAGAGCAGAAAGAAACAGTACCAGAACTACCCACACTGGGAGAAATAGTTGGGCGGTTAGAGCAGGATAATAAAAATTATACCCCGGAACAATGCGAAGGAGCGTTAGGGGATTGGATAGCAGGAAAGAAAGAGAGGCTAAGTTATGGATGCAATGATTAATGCGACATGGTTCCAGGCGAAGGAATACGACGATGAAGTGATGGGGAAAGGAATAATCCCGGCAGAAGTCACGATTGCTGTCAAAGACAAAGAGGTGGCACAGGGACTGCTTGAGTTATTTAGACTGGGCGTTGAAAGAAGCAACGACATGAAAAAGATAGAGGCATACGCCAGAGGCTACAACGAACTGAGCAAGGCTATTAAAGAGGCGTGGGGGACAGGAAATGGAACGAGGATTTGACCCGGCTAGAGAATATTTAAAGACACAGCACCTTGAGGCAGAATATGAGTGCAGAACAGCACACAAAGCAATTAAACGCGGCGCAGTGAGTTGCGGTGAGTATGAGCAAGGATATGAGGAGGGAGAAGAATGAACGTAACCCCTTTTTTGAAAGAAAATCTTAACGCTCACAAAGATACAATTTACGACGTGATAAAAATAGAACAACAAGGCATATGGTATATCGTTACAACTTGCGACGGAGAAGTAGAGTGGATAGACTCGGACGAATACCAGCTTGTGATATGGGAGGAATAAGAATGACGTTGTACGAGATTGACAGTGCAATCATGGACTGCGTAGACGAAGAAACAGGAGAAATTATTGACCTCGAAAAACTTGAGGCTCTCAACATCGAGAGAGACAAAAAAGTGGAGGGAATCGCGCTGGCGGTGAAGAATTATGCCGCAGAAGCAAAGGCAATCAAGGAGGAAGAAGAAAAGCTTGCGAAACGCCGTAGAAGTTGCGAGAACGCCGCACAGAGGTGCAAGGACTATCTGTCCCATGCTCTTGACGGTGAAAAGCTCAAGACGGCAAGAGTCAGCGTGTCATACAGAAATAGCGAGTCTGTAACCATTGATGACTTAGGCAGCCTGACAGAGGAATACATCAGGATTCCAGAGCCACAGGCGGACAAGACAGCAATTAAAAAGGCGATTAAAGCTGGGAAAGAGGTCGCGGGAGCGCACATTGAGACCTCAAAGAGCGTGATTGTGAGGTAAGAAAGATGGGAGATGTTTACACAAAGTTACAAAAAATTCAGGCAGAATTAAAGGTACCTAAGAGTAAATACAGTGAGTATGGCGGCTATAGTTACAGGAGCTTAGAGGACATCTACGAGGCAGTAAAGCCTTTATTGGACAGGGAAGGTTTAATATTAACCGTAAACGACGAAGTTATTATGCTGGGCAACCGATTTTACATAAAGGCGACAGCAATTTTAAAAGACATAGAGAGCGATGGCAGTTTTTGCACTACAGCATACGCTAGGGAGGAGGAAAGCAAAAAAAAGATGGATGCGGCACAAGTTACCGGGTCAGCATCGAGCTACGCGAGGAAATACGCATTAAACAGCTTGTTTCTTCTGGACGACTCGAAAGATGCGGATACAGACGAATATAAACGCAACGAGGTTATCACAGAGAAAGAAGCAAAACGGCTCTATGATCTGATGCAAAAAAAAGGAATGACGGAAGCCCAGATCAAAGAATGGGCAAGTCAAAGAGGTTTAAAATCACTGTATCAGACGACACAGCAACAATACGCTGAAGCCATGAAGGAATTAGGACTGAAATAGCATGGATTTAACTGGAAAAATAAAAAACTTAGCGGTGGATTATTTTAGCAAAAAGATAACAGTTACTCTGGAGATCAACGAGGCGGAGCGGTTTATAAAAGGCGTGGACGAACTGAAAAAGCTGGAAAAGTTGTCCATAATAATTAAACCGTTCCGCAAGAAAAGAAGCCTGTCGGCAAACGCCTATTTCCACGTCCTGGTCACCAAAATAGCGGAGAAAGTCGGCACGAGCAAGGCAGAAGCTAAAAATTTAATGATAGGCAGATACGGACAGCCGGAGCTGATAAAAGGGGACATAGCAGTTTTAAAAACTAACGTTCCGACCGATATCATGTATAAAAAAGAGGACGTTCACACGGTTGCGATAGGACGGCGGCTAGAAAAAGGCAAAGAGGTAGTGTTTTACAGGCTCATGCGAGGCTCACACACCTATGACAGTCGGGAAATGAGTGAGCTAATCAAAGGCACGATACAGGAAGCGGAAGACTTAGGAATTGAAACGCTAACACCAAGAGAATTAAAACAAATACTAGGAAAATGGAACCCAAGAAAGGAAGAAGAGAAATGAAAAAATTTGAATTAACAACAGAGTCTATTACAAACGAAGTTGGGAAAAAATTATTTAGAATTAAGGCATTAATTGATTTTGGAGACGTGAAAGCCGGAGAGCCTGGCGGATACGTAGAGAAAGAGGGAAATGTATCGCAAGACGACAATGCAAGGGTGTCCGGCAATGCATGGGTGTCCGGCAATGCAAAGGTGTACGACAATGCATGGGTGTACGACAATGCATGGGTGTCCGGCAATGCAAGGGTGTCCGGCGATGCAAGGGTGTCCGGCAATGCATGGGTGTCCGGCAATGCAAGGGTGTCCGGCGATGCATTGGTATTCGGCGATGCAGATTATGCATTAGTGCAAGGCTTCGGAACGGAATTCCGCTGCACAACCTTTTACAGAGGCAAAGATAAAAAAATAATGGTTAACTGCGGATGCTTTCATGGGAATTTAGAAGCATTTAGAAAACAGGCAAAAGAAACACGAAGCGGAAAAATTGCAAAAGAATACCTGATGATTGCTGATTTGATGGAATATCATTTTGCGAGCGAGGATTCTAGCGATGAATAGCGTACTACAAACAAAAAAAGAGTGTTTTTTCTGCAAAACAACACAAAATTTACATAGGCATCATGTCTTATACGGTAGTAGCAACAGAAAACAAGCCGAAAAGTATGGTTTTACAGTTTATTTGTGTTTGAATCACCATACCAACGGCGGCGAGGCAGTACATCGCAATCCCAACGGACCGCTAGACAGGTATCTCAAAGAACTAGCACAGAAGTACTGGGAGGAGAACAACGGAGCGAGGGAAGAATTTATCAAAACATTTGGGAGGAATTATCTGTGAATAAGTTTAGAAATAAAAAGATTTTTACGAAAGATGGGAAGTTTGATAGCAAAAGAGAAATGCATCGCTATTTAGAGCTGGCGGCGATGCAACAAGCGGGGAAAATTACAGGATTAGAGCGACAGGCTAGATACATCCTTATAGGCAGCCAGAAACGAGAGGATGGCACTACAGAACGCCCCGTATCATATACAGCAGATTTCCGCTACACAGACAAAGAGGGAAAGATTGTTGTTGAGGACGTAAAATCCCCGCGCACAAGAAAAAATCCGGAATACATCATCAAGAGAAAGCTGATGCTTGAACGGTATGGCATCACGATCAGGGAGGTGGCGTAATGAAAAAAACAGGAGACTCAGAAGCAAGAAAAGCGGCGAAAATACTCAAGAAGTACTGCAACGAGCATAAATATTGCCGAAATTGCCTTTTTGCGGTAGGAAAGGAGGGCGCGGCTTGCCTGCTAGTAAATAAATTGCCGTTTGACTGGGTAAGATATTAAAGCTGGACACCCTCCGGGGTTAAGGATAGATACACATTACACAGTAACACATTAACGGTTCCATGAGGAACTATATGCCATTGATCCCTCCGGATTTATTCCGGAGGGGAAAGGAGCAAAACATGACAAAAGAATTTAAAAGAAAGACAGAAATAGAATACATTAGCACATGGGAGAATCTCAAGCATTATCTTGAGAATGGAGAAGCCAGAGAATTTTTTGGCGAGAATGCATCTATGGAAGTCCAGGTGGAAGGCTTCGGAACGGTGGTTTTTGATGTCTTAGATTATGACAAGGAAAAGCTTGTAGATAAAAATAAAAAGCATAGCGTGACACTTGCGGTCCGGGATCTTATTTTTGGCCCGATGCCATTTGACGAAAAAAGAGGAAATGAATGGGAAACTTCGGACATCAGAAAATATATTAACAGTGAGGAATTTATTAACAGATTTGAGCCGGAATTTCGTGAATTACTCTGCGAAGTATATAAAGATAATGGACCAATAGGGAAAAAAACTGTAGATACGTTCTTTTTGCCTTCTGTCGAAGAAGTGGAAGGTGAATATGCATTTTTTGAGAACGAAAAGAAAAGAGTAAAAATTACTCCAAAAGGGGAAACGAACTGGTACTGGACGCGTAGTGTGGACCGAGACAATGCGTGCAGCACCTGGTACGTGGCCCCGTCCGGGAGCATCAGCTCCAGCACCGCGGGCTGGGCGAATTGGTTCTTCCCCGTTTGTGTAATCTCAGTATAATCTTTTAATCGTGCCCCTACGTGTCGGGGCACGGAAAGAAGGGGAAAAGGGGAAAACAAAGAAATTATGCTTATCCAGAACGAAGAGGAGGGGTAAAAATGCCATACGGGCTGAAAAATAAAGATTTTGATAAAATACAAAACGAAATAGTGAAAAAACTATATGAAATACCAAGCCTTGACCGAGCCACATTCTTGGTGGGATGCACAGAACAAGAGCTAAGGGAAGCAATGACCGAACTACGCAAAACACCTAAATCGAGGGGGAAAATTGAAGCCGTAGAAAGGGAATTGAGAAACAGAGGAAACAAAAACAAAAAAACAAAGTTTTTCCCAAGCGACTTGGCGGAAAAGAGATTTGTGAGGGAGTGAACGAAAGCGTGCGGAAGAATAAGGGGGAATGAATAATGACATTAGAAGAGGTGATTGGGATTTTAGAAAAGGATATACACACAGACCCACCAAAAAGTGCAATTACGGCAAGAAAACATGATAAAGCCATATTGATGGCGCTCAAAGCATTGGAAAAGCAGATTTCCAAGAAACCTATTGAAAGATTCACAGGCAATGAATATGTATGCGAGTGCCCGATTTGTCATGGCAGAACGTATACACCAAATGAAGTGGAGATTCAAAGTATTCAATATTGTTCTTGGTGCGGCCAGAAATTAGATTGGAGGCATAAATGAGCGATAATACAATCGAACCGGATACATATATGGGTTTAGCACAACAATACATAAAAAATGAAATAAGTGATGAGGAGTTTACGAAGCGGTGCAACCGACTGAAAAGGATACCAATGAAGACCTACGTAAGCATATCAGAAAAATTCATGCATGGTGAAATAAGCGAGGACGAATTTGTGGAGCGGTATAACCGATTGGTTGAGCAGGAAGCTGAAAAACACTGGGAACCGGTCGAACCACATGAACATATATAAAGGAGTGATAAAACTATATGAAACAGCTTAGCCTTGAAGATATCAATCTTGATATGATTCCGATTAATGTTCTTCAGGATGTAGATAAGCGAATATCTGACTGGAGGTCAATGGGAGGCAAAGATTCCGATACATACATCCAGAATCAATTAAGATATTTGAAACGAGTCGAGTTGATGGGAAACAACGCCGCGGATACGATCACATATTTTTAAACGGGAGGAAATAACAAATTTATTTGTAAAGCGAAAAAACGTATAGAAGCATGAAGGCAAGAAAAAAGAAATGAGTATATTTAAAAGGAGGAAGAAAGATGTTAACTGCTGTATATGATACAAGGCGTTCTACCGACGCAATGGAAATTCAGAAGGATGCACAATATTTGAAAGAAGAAATGACTGGTTGTATATACAGGCACTTTAAAGGAGGATTATATATCGTAACGGACGTTGTAGTAAATTCCGAGTCTCTTGAGATAGAAGTAATATACAAAGACTTTACACCTTCCCAGCTTGCATGGAGTAGAAATTTAAAACAATTTTTTTCGGGAGTCAATACAACAAAGTACCCTGACGCGCTACAAAGAGTGAGGTTTAAAAAAGTTGGAAGAAACGGAGAGATAGAACGATGAGTAACCCCAAACACGATTGGTACGGGCACGCAGTAAAACAGGTAAAAAAATACCCAGACAAGTTAATTGCAGAAAATACAGCTCAGTCAGCCCTGTGGATGTACGCTATCAACAAGGCGATAAAGCAGACAGAGGGCATGGACAACGGAATGGACAGAATGAAAGCTGTACAGCTGGTATATTTCGAGGATAGATACACGATAGCAGGGGCGGCGGATAAGCTCGGATATGCAGAAATGACTATACGCAGATGGCTTAGTGCTTTCGCCAATTTGGCTGGGAAATATGCGGGATATTAGAGAGGGAGAATTATCTCCCTCTCTTTTTTATGTTTGTCTAACATGGCTTAAAAGATGTCGTACAATACACTTGTACGGACGAGTACTGGTAACTTTTTGTGAGACATAACCTCCTCTATCTTTTTGTGGTAAAAGTGTAAACTCTCACCCGCGTAAAAGAGAGTACGCAAGACACCTATCCCACGGTGCCTTACGTTCCATACAGGTTGCGGGTCTACAAGTGTTTAGAGACCAGCCGCTTATTAAGTCTTACCCCGGCGGCTGTTAAGGTGCAATTCCTTATACTTGTATCTAGTTGCGCTATGCAACTGGTGTAAACGATTTTTTTCATATTTTCTTTCCTTTCATATAACCCCGTAAACAATTCATTACGGGGTTATGGTTGTATTTAGGAGGTGACCCCAAAATGGGATAAGTAAATACCAGGAGTGGCTGACCCAAGAAGGGTTGCTCAAACTAGAGGGATGGGCACGAGATGGATGCACAGACAAAGAGATTGCGGCAAACATCGGTATTAACCCAGATACCTTGTATACATGGAAGAAAAAATTTCCAATTTTAGCCGATACCTTAAAAAAGGGAAAGGATGTTGTGGACAGGCAGGTGGAAAAAAGCCTGTTACAACGGGCGTTAGGGTACAGCTACGAGGAGACGAGTGAAAAGTACGAAGGCGGAGTAATGACGGAGCGAAAGGTTACAAAAAAGCACGTTGCGCCGGATACAACAGCACAGATATTTTGGTTAAAGAACAGGAAGCCAGAACAATGGCGAGATAAGCCGCAGTCAGAGAGCGCAAGCGACAAAGCACTGGCAAAAGCTATTGAAATCCTTGGGGGTGTCAATAGTGCCATTGACTAGCAAACAGGCAGAATATCTACAAGGTTGTAACCATCGTTGGAACGTAAAGACCGGGGCGACAGGCTCTGGGAAATCCTTTGTTGACTATGCAATCGTAATTCCTCAACGTCTGACACACCTAAAAGGATTAGGGCTGGCTGTGATGTTGGGAAACACCAGAGGTACACTGCAGCGAAACATACTTGACCCCATGCGAGAAATATGGGGCGAGGAGCTGGTAGGCGAAATACGCAGTGACAATACAGTACAGCTATTTGGCAAAAAGGTATATGCATTAGGTGCCGACAACAAGAAGCACGTTGCGAGAATACAGGGAGCGACAATTGAGTATGCATACGGCGACGAAGTGACGACGTGGAACCAAGAAGTTTTCGAGATGTTAAAATCTCGTCTCAGAACGTCGCACAGTCATTTTGATGGGACGTGCAACCCGGCGGGGCCGAAACACTGGTTCAAAGGCTTTCTGGATTCCGATGCAGATATATTCCAACAGGCGTACAACATACACGATGGCTGCCTGCCTCCGGCGGTAGTAGACGAACTGATAAAAGAGTACTCCGGGACACACAGGTATCAACGATACATACTAGGCAACTGGGCAGTAGCAGAAGGGCTTGTGTACGATATGTTTTCGGAAGTAAGACACGTCTGCAGAGCAAAGACCAGCGGAGAGATAATTGTTAGCTCCGACTTTGGTATGCAAAACGCCACCGTCTTTTTAATCTGGCAGAAAAGAGTGGATACCGGCAACTGGCACTGTATAAAAGAGTACTACTATTCAGGCAGAGAAAACAACCGAATGAAGCCAGTCAGTGAGCTAGTAAAAGGGCTAGAGGACACACTAAACGGGCAGAAAGATGATTTAGTCATTGTTGACCCATCCGCCGCCGCTCTCATCGTGGAGCTACGCAGTAGAGGGCACAAGGTCAAAAAGGCGGATAACACTGTTAACGATGGGATAGCAGACGTTGAGACGATGTTGACACAAGACAAATTATCGTTTGACCCGTCTTGTACGCACACGATCGAGGAGTTTGGCATCTATGCATGGGACCCAACAGCGGCTGACAAAGGCAGGGATGCAGTTATAAAACAGTCAGACCACGCAATGGACGCTATCAGGTATCTTGTAAAAACAAAAAAACTCGTCAAGCGCAGCCGAACAAGACAATACAAATCAATTCTAGGGTGATAACAATGTATCTATCATATCAAGATTTTGTTGCCGCAAAAGACAAAGGGCAATTTATAAATCAGTTTATAAAATTCCACGAGAGTACGGGAGCATACAAAGAGGCGTTAAAAGCGGACAAGTATGACGCACAGGAAAATGAGACTATTTTACAGTTCCAGCGCGTCTATTACACTTTGTTGGGCCAGAAAAAGATAGATAATTTTTCGTCTAACGCACAGATATGCTCTAATTTCTTTCACAAATTAAATACACAGCGCTGTTCGTACAGCCTGGGAAACGGTGTCTTTTTTAATGACATGGGTGTCAAAGATAAACTAGGCAAACAATTCGACAGACGGATTAAAGAGGCGGCTTACAACGCATTAATTCACGGTCAATCTTTCCTTTTTTGGAATGTGGACCACGTGCACGAATTTCCCCTTACGCAGTTCGCCCCGATGTGGGATGAGGACACGGGAGCACTGATGGCAGGCATAAGATTCTGGCAGTTGGACGAGCAGAAACCGTTTAAGGTCGTGCTGTACGAGGTGGATGGCTACACAACCTACAGCGCAGAAAGTAAATTTGGAGAATTAAAAGAGACCGCTCCCAAGCGGGCGTACAGGCAAAGAGTTGAGGTTGCGAACAATCTGGAGCCCGAAATTATCGGAGAAGAAAACTATAGCAGCCTCCCCATTGTACCAATGTTTGGCAACAAGCGGCACATAAGCACCCTGAGGGGGATGCAGTCGAAGATTGATGCCTACGACGCGGTACAAAGTGGTTTTGCTAATGATTTAGACGACTGTGCACAGATGTATTGGCTCATTTCCAACGCTGACGGTATGACAGACGACGAGCTGGCAGAGTTTAGAGACCGCCTAAAGTTTCAGCACATCGCAAAGGCTGAGGAGGGTCAGGTACAGGCATACACACAAGAGCCGCCATATACGGCCAGAAAAGAGTTCCTCACACAAATGCGGTCGGAAATTTACGAGGACTTCGGGGCATTGGATGTACACGCCATAGCCGCCGGGGCAACAAACGACCATATCGACGCGGCATACCAACCGCTAGACGACAATGCAGATGATTTTGAGTACTTCGTAGGCGATGCGATTGAGAAAATTCTGGAGCTTGCGGGGATTGATGACGAACCGCAATTTAAGCGGAACAGAATCAGTAACGAGAAAGAGCGTACAGATATGATTCTTGAGGCAGCAAACTATCTGGACGAAGAAACCATCCTAAAAAAATTACCGTTTGTCGCACCAGAGGAAGTGCCGGACATTTTGGCAAAGCTAGACGAAGAATCATATAACCGCTACACGGAGCCGATTGAACCCGATGCGCCGGAAGATATCCCGGAAGGGGATGAATAACTATGTATCCATCCGACAAGTGGACAGAGCAGGAGTTACAAAAGCTAGAAAAACGGCTGACAGACGTATATAAGCAGGCTGAAAAAGAGCTTGACGGCAAGGCGAGAAACTATTTTAAACAATTTTCCAGACGGTACGCCAAAGAATATGCGGCATACCAGGCAGGAAAGTACACCAAGAAAGAGTTTGAAGCATGGCTAATGAATCAGTATGGCAGAGGGCAGAGGTGGGAGGCACTACGCGAGGACATGGCACGGCGACTGACAGAGTCAAACCAGATTGCCGCGGCATACATCAACGAGAAGACCCCTCTTGTTATCGCCCTCAATCGCAATTTTGAGGCGTACATGATTAAATCTCTTATGCCTGATAAGCAGATAAAGGAGATTGGAGATATTGCATTTAATTTGGTTGATGAACACACAGTTAAGCGGCTGACGGTCAGAAAACAAAAGATTCTCCCGCCGCGTAGAGTACTAAAAAGCAAAGATGTGCATTGGAACAAGAAGAAACTGCAAAATGCACTATTGCAAGGAATATTGCAAGGCGACAGTATAGGAAAGCTCGCAGGGCGATTTCAGGACGTTACAGGAATGAATCATACTGCCGCAATCCGAAACGCCCGCACAGCGTTCACAGGAGCGCAGAACGGAGGCAGGCAGGCGGCATACGAGGAAGCCTACCAGATGGGGGTTGATGTAGTTAAGCATTGGACAGCGACAAAGGACCTGAGAACACGAGACAGCCACAGGGCATTAGACGGTGAGGAAGTACCGTTTAACATGGCGTACTCAAACGGTCTTATGTATCCGGGTGACCCAAGCGGAATCCCGGCGGAAGTTTATAACTGTCGATGCACGCAACGAACTGCACTGCCTACCGAACTGGCACAACCGCGAATGATACGTGTCAGAAACCCAGAAACAGGCAGAAACGAAGTCGTAGAAGACATGACCTACTACGAATGGTTGGCAACGCAAAGGGGGCAAATATAATGGCGGATATTGATGTTGTGAGCCATGTGGACGAAGTAATACTCAAGACCACGATGGCACTTGCAAGAGCATTAGAGCAGGCAGGAGCCGCCGCAGAAGGGCACGCAAAAGACCTTTGCCCGGTCGATACGGGCGCGTTGAGAAATAGTATTACGCACCAGACCGACTTAGAGAATCTCACAGAGACAATAGGCAGTAACGAAGAATATGCCGCCTATGTGGAACTGGGAACTGGCGTGTATTACAAGGGAGGAAGAAAGACCCCGTGGACTTATCAGGACGATAAGGGACAGTGGCATATCACAAACGGTCAGAGAGCGCAGCCGTATCTAAAGCCAGCGGCGGCAAATTACGCAAAAGAATACACAACAATCATTGCAGACGAATTAAAAGGAGCGATGGAATAATGGACAGATTGTCTTTACTCGTCAAGGCAAAAGAAACAGCGGAGTATTTTGTTGATAAAAAATTTAAATACTCTCAGGGCGTGGCGAATAGCTGGGCAGGCGCAAAGAAGAAAAAGGTAAGTAATTGTGCGTCGTATGTATGCTATTGCTTACAGCAGTTAGGCATCCTCAAACCGGGACAACTGTTTTATTGCAACAGGAACGGAACAGTTGTCTATAAGGGCGCAGGAACAAAAACGGCTATATCAAAACGATATAGATTGATAAAAGTAAATAAATTACCCCGGGATTATAAAAACAAATTAAAACCGGGAGACATTTGCTTTTACCGCCTGCACACCAATATTTTCGCAGGAATAAACGAGAGCAATAAAATGGTGTGGTGGGATGCCGGAAAGTCCAGTACAAATACTAAAAAAGCAGGTGGAACATATAAAAAGATACACAGGATTATCAATGGAAGCCAGAAGATTTTGTATGTGTTGAGGTGGAAAGGATAAACAATGACATTTTGGGACGCTTACAGAGAAATTCGTCAGGGCAAAAAGGCGAAATTCTCAAATTTTGAAGCCTATTGGTATTATGACAGCGAAAAAAATGTACTTATGATGCACACAAAAAGCGGGCAGGATGTAAATGTGCAACAGCCGACGTTGGTTGATTATGTATTAAATGCCTTGCTTTCAACAGAATGGGAAATCGTACAGGAAGGAGCAGAATCATGATTATTACAGGCATGGCACACTTTCAAAGCGTGTGCAAGAAGGCATTAGTTGAATGGTATAACGAGAATGGTTATGCAGACACACCAAAAAAACCGCCAATAGATTTAGGCGATGTATATATCGTCTGGTCTTGCAAGACATTACAAAACTACAAGTGCCTTGCGTCTACTACAGTTAGCGGCGATGGCATTTATGCAGAATACACATACAACGGAGACAAACAGGAATTGTACGAAGATGTGTACAAGAAACTGACAAATACGTGCCATACAAAGGAGTAGCAAGATGGGACAGAAGAAAATCATTGATGTGTCAGTATACAACGGCATAATCAACTGGAAGAAAGTAAAGAAATACGGTTGTGATGGTGCAATCATTAAGATTATCCGCAAAGATTTAGGCAAAGACAAGAAGTTTGAGGTAAACTACAAAAAATGTGAGGAGTTAGGCATCCCATGGGGCGTGTATAACTACACATACGCTACTACATTGGCGAAAGCTAAGTCGGACATGGAGCTTGTGTGTGACATCCTCGACAAAGTCAGCAAAAAGTATTTTAAATACGGCGTCTGGTTTGATATTGAGGATAAAGTGCAGGCAAGGCTAAGTAAAGTAAAGATTGCCGAGATTATCAATGCGGCACAGACTGTCGTTGAGTCAAGAGGGTATAAATTCGGCGTTTACACTGGTAAATCATACTTTGCGGAGCATATTGATAAAAACAAAGTTAACTGTAAAAACTGGTGGATTGCACGTTATTACAAGGGCTATAACCGCATGGCATTTAAAGCGACACCAAACAAGTCTTATAAGCCTACAAACGTAGCCGACCTTATGGTGTGGCAATATACTAGCTCTGGCGTGTTTCCAGCCAAGGTTTCAACCGGCAACGGCGGCAAGTTTGATTTAAATATTTTGTATCACGACTTCCCGGCGACGGTGCAGAAGGAAGAAACAACAAAAAAGGTTAAATACACCGGGAAATTTCCTAAATTGCCGCCACGCGGCTACTATGCGTTTTTAGACGGCATCACGGTATTAAAAAACACAAGGGAAGAAATTAAGAAATTGCAGAAGTTTTTAAACTGGGCTATCGGCTCAAAATTAGAAACTGACGGCAAATATGGAGAAAAGACAGAAGATGCAGTTAGTATTTTCCAGTCGAAATGTAAATTAAAAATTGACGGCAAATTTGGGGCGAAATCCCTTAAAGCTGCAAAATTATTTAGTAAGTAATCACGAAGTACTGTGATTTACATATAAAGTCATTTAGGGAAAGAAATCCCTCAAAGAAAAGGAGTAATCAAATGGCATTAACAAGAGCTTTTTTAAAAAGCATGACACTTACAGACGAGCAGGTTTCCGCGATTATCGAAGAACACTCTGCAACCGTTACGGGTCTCAAGAACGAGATTAGTAAATACAAAGAGGACGCAGAGAAAGTCCCAGACCTCCAGAAGAAATTGAAGGACTATGAAAAGGACGACTGGAAAGGCAAGTATGAGAAAGAACACGCAGGTTTTGAGAGCTACAAAGCCGAGCAGGACAAGAAGGCATCGTACGATGCGAAAGAAGCCGCATACAAAAAGATGCTTGAAGATTCCGGCGTGTCCAGTAAAGTAATTGGCCTTGCATTAAAAGCGTCAAAAGAAACTATTGATAATTTAAAAATCGGAACTGACGGGAAATTTGAGAACGCAACAGAGGTAGAAAAAGGCATCAAAGAATCGTATGCCGATTATATTACAACCGAAACGACTCAAGGCGCTAACGTATCAAATCCACCGGGAGGAGAACCGGGGAAAATGACCAAGAAAGAAATCATGGAAATTAAAGATGCGGGCGAACGTCAGAAAGCGATTGCGGAAAATCACGAACTTTTTGGTTTTTGAAAGGAGTAGACAATGGCAGGAGTAACCACTAGCACTGTATTAAATACAGATAGCGCTCTCAAAGCGAGAGAAATTGATTTTGTAACACAATTTGAAAAAAACTGGGATGCGCTGAGAACTATCTTGGGAATCTTTAAACCTATCAGAAAAGAGCCGGGCACCAGCTTAGTAACCTACGAAGCGCAGATGAAAGATGAAGCTTTACAGGGCGGCGCAAGCGTAGGTGAGGGTGAGGCAATCCCTTTTACACAGTTTAAAGTTGTGGAAAGCAAGAAAGAAGATATTGTTGTAGAAAAATACGCTAAATCTTTAACTCTTGAGTCTGTGGCAAAATGGGGCGCAACGGTCGCAATCGAAAAGACAGATGATGCCTTTATGGTTGAGCTGCAGAACAAGGTTTTAAAAGATTTTTACACATTTTTAAAAACGGGAACATTAAAAGGTACGCAGAAGAAATGGCAGAAAGCACTTGCAATCGCAAAAGGTGCTGTACTCAACAAATTCGCAGGCATGAACAGAAATGTAACCGAAGTCGTAGGATTTGCAAATGTAATGGATTTTTACGACTGGCTAGGTGATAAAGAGATTACTGTGCAGACAATGTTTGGATTGCAGTATATTAAAGACTTCTTTGGTTTCTCTACACTGTTCCTCCTCCCTGACGCCTACATCCCGGCAAAAACTGTTATTGCAACACCTGTAGAAAATATTGACTTGTATTATATTGATCCCGGCGATAGTGATTTTAAAAAACTTGGCCTGGACTACACAACATCTGGCGAAACAAATCTGATTGGATTCCACGCAGGCGGCAACTATACAAACGCCACAGGCGAAACATACGCCATTATGGGCATGAAACTGTGGGCAGAATACCTTGACGGTGTTTGCGTAGTTACTGTTGGAACTACAGAAACTATTCCAGAAGTATCAAGTTTAAGTGGAAAATAAAAGGGGTTGATTGAGTGCTTTATGAAATCATGAATCACATTCACAATTTCTTCCCGGTCAAGGGGGCGGCAATCACAGGTAAAATAACAATCGGGGAATGGCTTTTCGACACGCGCATAGATGCAACAGCAAGTGCCGAAGACCTGCGTTATTCTGCTACCGCGATTCGCCTCCCACTACAAGACGGGCAATATTATTTAATTAGTGGCTCTATCTTTAATGACGGGGTTTATCAGTACCACAAAGGCAATACTGCTCCGTTACAGGAGGAGACTTTTAACGGCGTAGTTGTTCCGCTGGCTATCCCCAAACCGTTTTTGTCACTGGTGGACGAAATCAGCGAGTGGCAGGCGAAAAACGGCAATTTAGGAGCGTATCAGTCGGAATCGTTTGGCGGATATTCGTACAGCAGGGCAACAAACAGTAAAGGCGAGACCTACACGTGGCAAGATGCCTTTAGGGCACGCCTGAACCCATGGAGGAAAATGGCATGAGTTTAATCAATGAATTTTTACAAGATTGCATACTCATGGATAAAAAGCGTACTTCTGACGGCGAGGGTGGATTTATCACCGAGTGGGTCGAGGGCGCTAAAATACAGGCGGCAATAGTCCGTGACACCTCCATGTCTGCCAGAGTGGCGGAAAAAGAGGGTGTAACAGCAACATATACAATTACTACAGCTAAAACAGTAAAGCTGAGCTATCATGATGTATTAAAAACAAAAGACGGAAAAATTTTTAGAGTTACATCAAATGCAAGAGAAAAAGAAACCCCTGCGTCGTCTAATTTAGACATAGCACAGGTCATGGCGGAGAAGTGGGAGTTAACGTCATGACTCCAACAGCGGCACTGTATCAATTTTGGTCGTCTTTCGGCATAACTGCATATCCGTCTAACAGGGTGCCGGAAGATACCGCATTTCCTTTTATCACATACGAACCAATTATAGCAAATTGGTGGACAGGTGCGGCCGCCGCTAGCGTCGTAAATGTCTGGTACCACACAGAATCTGAGGCAGTCCCAAATAAAAAGGCGAAAGAAATCAGTGACAGATTGCAAGGAGGAACCACGGTCAAGTGCGATGATGGAATCATTTTTCTGTCGCAAGACCAGCCTTGGACTCCTTTAGTCGATGAAGCTGACTCGTCAATAGTACGCAGATACACAGTAATAACTATGCAATTTATAACTATTTAATGAGGTGAGCAAATGAAGTATACGCAGGTACCTTCTGACCTTTTCAAAAAAATACAGATTAACGCCGGTATTATTGTATCAGCTTTTGAGCCGGAAACGGGTGCCATAACAGCAACTAACATCCTCATGGCAACCAGCGGCGGTTGTAGCTTTAGCGCGGAGCCATCCTTTACGGATTTCGGGGAAGACATTGATAATGTGCCTAAAAACACGATGGAACTCAAGGAAATCGAATCTATCGAAGTAAAATTATCAGGCACAGCCGTTACAATGGATACCGCACAGGCTAAAAGTTTTATGGCGGCGGCAGACGTAGCGGGAAACAAAGTAACACCAAGGGCAGATTTAAAGGCAGAAGATTTTAAGGATATTTGGTGGATTGGCGACTATTCGGACGAAAATTCCGGGGATTCCGCCGGATTTATCGCAATCAAAATTATGAATGCACTCTCAACGGGCGGATTTAAGATTAAATCAGATGATAAATCCAAAGGAAATTTTGATTTCGAATACACAGGACATTACAGCATTAAGAACGCAGAGACAGTACCTTACGAGGTTTATATCAAAACAGGCGAAGCGGCGTAGGAGGTAAAGCATGAAATTATCAGAATTAACAGCAGAACAGGGTTTAGAAGCCATTGCGAACTCCCTCGAACATATTGGTAACATTGCAGACGATGATGATGCGCTCAGCCTGTGCCAGAAGCTTGTACCGCAGGAAGGGGAGAAATATATCAAAGTCTTTGCTAGGGGTGCTAAAACAGCTCCTAGGCTGTTAAAAACACACAAAGATGATGTAATTGGAATCTTAGCAGCGTTTGAATTGCAGAGTGTTGAGGAATACAAGAAAAAGCATAAATTAATGGACATTATCAAAGGCATGGTTGACCTCATCAATGAGCCGGAGGTACGTCAGCTTTTTTTCTCAGCGCCAACAAGCGCAGCAGAAGAACCCTCTGGCGATGCGCAGGAGAATACAGAGGAAGAAGCGTAAAGGGATTCTTGCTGTACGTCAAGGCTAAGATTTTAGACGACACAGAGGAATTAATTTACAAACGATACATGGCCGATGGGCTGAAATATGTAACCGAAAGCATTTCGCAGGCGTTCGGTGGGAAATATCTCTATGTATCATTTTTTGATTTAATTAATAGCGATAAAAAGCAAACAGTAACAAAGACTGGCGAAGAAATAGCCGCGGACGTCATTAAAAAAGCCGGATTGGTGGTGATGAGTGATTGAATGTGATGGAATTGTTTGTCACTCTGGCAATCAAAGACACCGCATATAAGCAGGGGCTGAAAGACGCAGAAAGTAACGCCAGCTCGTCCACATCAAAAATTGGCGGGGCATTTAAAGCGGTCGGGAAAGTAGCTAAAACAGCTATGGTGGCCGGCTCTGCTGCCGCCGTTGCATTTACAAAAACATCAATAGATGCCGGAATGAATTTTGATACTGCAATGTCTCAGGTAGCAGCTACCATGGGAACAACCGTAGACAAAATAGGGAACGTCAAAGCCAAGGCTGAGGAAATGGGGCGCACAACAAAGTACACCGCAACGGAAGCGGCGGAAGGAATGAATATCCTTGCTCAGGCTGGCTTGTCGGCGGATGAGCAGATTAGCGGTATCGGAACGGTACTTAACCTTGCCTCTGCCGGTGCTATGAGTCTGGAAGAATCGGCATCATATACTGCCGGAGCTGTAAAAGGCTTTGGTGACTCGATGAGTAACGCATCTTACTATGCCGATTTGATGGCAAAGGGTGCTACTCTTGCTAATACGGACGTAAGAGGCCTTGGAGAGGCTTTTTCCGGTTCTGCTGCCACAGCGAAAAACTACGGTCAAGCGGCGGACAGTGTCACGCTTTCCTTACTTCGCTTGGCAGAGCAGAACGTGACAGGCTCCGAGGCATCTACGGCATTAAATAGGGCAATGGCGGACTTATATACTCCGACTGATGATGCATCAAAAGCTTTAGATCAGTTAGGTGTATCCGCCTATAAGTCAAACGGCGAGGCAAAAGATTTTAACGACCTCGTAGACGAGCTTAATGGCTCTTTGCAGGGTATGACAGCGGAACAAAAAAACAATGCTCTTGCAACGATTTTTACAACGCAAGGCTTACAGGCGTTTAATAAAATGACCGCATCGAGTGATGCGACTGTGCAAAAATTTTGGAAAGGAATACAGGATTCTTCCGGCTCCGCAGCACAACAGGCGGCTACGCAGTTAGATAATTTGCAGGGCGACATAACCTTGCTATCTAGCGCCACAGAAGGCCTGCAACTTGCTTTTTATAATACCTTTTCGGGTACTATCCGTGGTGCCATCAAAGGTATAACAAGCGAGGTTAGTGGATTAGCTGAGGCGATGGAATCTGGCGGCATAAGCGGCGCCCTTTCCAAACTGGCGCAAGATGCGATTAATTTTAGCGGCCAGTTGCCGGGGCTGACAAAAATCGGCGGCGACCTCATAAACGGTTTAATTTCAAGCGTTACTCAAAATTCTGGCAGTATTACAACTGCTGTCAGCCAACTGTTAAATAATCTTGCTTCTACGATTTCCACAGGGCTAAATGTGTTTACATCGGTCGGAGTTAATTTGTTAACGACTATCGCCAGCGGCATGACTCAAGGCATCCCGACCTTTTTGGGGCAGGCGTTGCCGATGCTGACACAATTTACAGAGTCATTGAGGAGCAACGCAGGCAAATTGATAAATGCAGGCCTGACACTTATCCAGAATATTGCTCAAGGGCTGATTAATTCTATCCCTGTATTGATTGCATATGTACCTACAATCATAACAAATTTAGCCGGTATTATTAACGATAACGCACCAAAAATCCTTGCAACAGGAGTAACAATCATAACAAATTTAGCGATTGGCTTAGTTCGTGCGATTCCGTTATTAATTGCTAATTTACCGAAGATTATCACAGCAATCGTAAGTGTATTTACAGCGTTTAACTGGTTTTCACTTGGTAAAAACATTGTTACCGGCATAATAAAAGGGGTCAAAAATCTCCCATCGCTCTTAAAGGCTGCCGCTAAAAATGCTGTAAACGGATTCAAGGGAGCATTTAAGGGAAATGGTATTTTATCGGCTGTAAAAGGAGCATTTACTAAGATACCATCGGCTGTTAAAAGTATCTTTACTAAGGCAGTATCCCTTGTAAAAAGCTTCCCTGGACGGTTTAAGAGCGCCTTAAAGTTTAGCTGGTCTCTTCCACACCTAAACCTACCGCACCTGAGTGTTTCCGGCGGAAAAGCTCCGTTCGGTATTGGGGGAAAGGGTTCCCTGCCATCATTCCACATTAGCTGGTATAAAAAAGCCATGGAAAGCCCATATGTATTTTCTGATGCCACCTTGTTTGGAGCAGGAGAAGCAGGAGACGAGATGCTGTACGGTCGTAGCAGACTGATGAACGATATCAAAGAGGCAACACAGGGAACGAAAAACGATGTAACTATTAATGTAACTGTAAACGGTGCAGATAACCCGGAAGAATGGGGAAGAAGAATGGCAAGTGAGCTTAGAAGGCAGGTGAAAATGGCATAATGGCAAAGAAAAAGAAAAAGTCTGCTGCTCCTAGCGGTCTGTCTATATCGAGAGACGGTTTGAAATTTACAATATCTTGGAAAATACCGGCGAAAAAATATGAGGATGGACAGTGGCTCTGGTATCGTCTACATACAAAAAATGCCGGTGCTTCCAAGTGGGATTGGACAAAATGGAAAGAAATAGATGTAGGAAAATCAGCAACAAAAAAAACAGTAGCACTTGATGC